CGTATTGCTCTTGCAGCCAATTCTCTGGGGCAGCTGCGCGCGCTCCCATGTTGGAGCCAAGCTTAAACAACGGGAGCGCCTGTTGACTAAACGGCACCGGCCGTTGGAATCGCTGCGCCTCACGCCGTGCAGCGGCACGCTGGGCGATATCGGACGCCTCGGCACCAACGCGCTGTTGCGCGCCACGCACGACTTGACCGACCATGCTGGGATCAGCAAAGCTGCGGCTTAGTCCGGTCGTTGGGATCAAGCCATCAGCGATAGCGCCGAAGCTGACCAACTTTTGCACGCGATCCATCATGCCGGGATCGAGCAGACGCGCCATGGTCTCGTCTTTGGCGAGTCGCTTGGATAACCCATGGAACTTAACCAATCCGTTATCCAGTCGAGGCGCGAACGCGTCCAGCTTTGCCGCCGTAACGCGTTGAATCTCTTCGGGCTTTAGGATATAGGCAAGCCCCTCAAGCCGCTTGGTGTTAGCTGTTAGCGCGTTAAATACCTGCTCATCTGAGCTAGCGGCGTTGCCGTATGCCTTGGCAATCAGATCCTTGTTGCCTAGCAGCTCGGCAAGAGCCTTGTTGCTAGTGATGATCTCTTCAGCCATCTTGGGATCAGTCGAGCGCAAACTGGAGATAATCCCATCCGATAGCGCGCCGTAAAGATCTTGCAACGCTTCAACCTCGATAGGCAACATATTCAAGCCGCCGTGATCCTTAGCGTAGGCGATTTTTCCGATCTTCACGCGCAAATCGTTTGCACGCTTGAGAGTCATCGGAGCAGCTTCCTTGCCGTCACCCAGTAGCTTTTTTATGTAGTTCCCAAAGCGCGGGTAATCCTCGGGATCTTCTGCCATGTCGTCGAGGTGGCGCTTGAGCGCGCCGCCGATAGCGTACCTAGTATCTGCCCCTATGGTCAGATCGGGATAAACCTTGCCGATCTGGCTATAGGTGGTACCAGCCGCTTGGATGCCTTCGGAGATGCGCTCGGGGATCGTCTCACGCAAGATAGCACCCTCGGTAGCCGCCTTGCGCGTAAAGCCTTGACCGCCGGAAACCTCTTCTAGCAAATTATCCCAACCGGCTTGAGACGCCTCATGCGCCTTGCGGAACTTCATTTCCGTAGCCAAGTCTTGCGCGTCGAACGCTTTCTTTTCAGCGTGCGCGGCGGTACTCTGCGGGCCGAAAACATAGGCAGCCGGAAGCTCGTTTTCTGGCAATCCAAGCGCGGTTGCGGTCTCCTTGAATGTCTTAGCCTCAGCAATCGGAGGCGCTTTGGACATGATTGCGACCTGCTCCATCGGCGTCTCGAACTCGCGCATGGACTTAGCCCCAGCCCCCACAACGGACGCTGCAACAGGGGCTTCTTCCGCCTCTAAGCGACGCGCTGTCATCTCGCCCAGGTTGGCAAGCGTGGAGCGTGACGCATTAAAAGCTGCTTTGGGCGCTAACGGTACAAACGGGGCCACCGCCTGCATGCCGGATAGCATCGGGCTAGCCTCACCACGGAAAGCTATATCTCCCGCCGTCTGTCCTACCGCGCCCGTCACCGCCTCAGCTGCAGCCGGTGCCGCAAAGCGTTTGATAGCCTCACGACCGGCCAAGCGAGCCATCGGCACGCCAACCATTTTAGCTGTGCGCAAGCCTGCCATAACGGGGACACCCCACATTGCTGCATCGGCAACGCCGCGGCCGATAGAGCCGAGCGTTGGCGCTCCTGTGCCTTCGGTGCGCGCATATTCCGATGTCCACGGTGCGACGGCCTCGACCAGGTCGCCCGCGTCAAAGCCGGACTCGAAGCCCATGCGCTCTTCCTCTCCTGGCTTCTCTTGCGACTCTTCGACGTAATCCTCATGCGTGACCGGCACGCCAGCCTGCACGCTCTCGACAGCCTGCTGCTTAGTGATCTCTTCGCCGCGCGTGTCATCGTCGTTGATCCGGTAGTATCTGCGATCCATTATAGATCCTCGATGGAGGTTATTTTCTTCGTCACCTTCGGGCCGGTGGGGATATTAACGCCTTCGCCCAAGCGCCCTGCCTTGGTTTTCATAGCACCTAATTTTACACTACGCAACCTGTTTTTCTGAACCACCTTATCCGCTGGCTCATCGGCGACAGGGATGTAATTTGAGATAAAGTTTGCACTTTCACTTTCTCCGATAGCAGCTCCAGACTCGGAGCGCAATAAGTTATCTACCCAAACGATTGAGGCATTAGCTTCCTGCGACAGTGAGGCGCGGTTGGCGATAGCCCACTTAACCATAGCTGCCACAGTTCCTCCAACATTCAGCAACTTCTGATAGTCGGCGCGCGGAATTGGTCGGATATCCTTCTCAGCTTCAAGAGCGACATCGAGATAACCCTTCGCGGTACGCTCGCCCTCTGTTCCGTAGCTAGCTTCTTTCTGCGCACGCTCTTCCTTCTGACGCGCCAACGATAGATTGTCCTGCGCCAAACGCAAACGCTCTTCCTCATTCTCGGCAATCTGTGGCGCATTCGATGCGCGGAATTGGCGAAGTTGCAGGTCGGCCCTCTTGATAGCGTCAGTAACAGCTAGATCTTCTTCGGTCGATAGTTTGGCCTCTACATAACTCCACATTCCGGGCACCGCAGCAATCTGCTTAATCCCGGCGTCATAATCGGCGCGGGCATCCTTGGCGGCGTCTAGTGCGGCCTGCTTGGCCTCTTCGGTCTCCGCGCTCACCAATTGGTTTGCAGCGGCCCGCAAGCGGCGTGCGGCCTCGTTGGTCGCGGGGATCATATCGGCGGCGCGTGCTCTCAAATCGGCCTGGGATTGAGCCGCCGTCTCTCCCTGTTGGCGTGCGCGCAAAGCGTCGTTGCGCTCCATCTCCTGCCAGTAATCGAGCGCAGCGCCTGGGTTAATCATGCTCATCCCACGCGCCAACTCGGTACGCCGTGGAGCTCCACCGGCCAGCTCAGCGCCGATGATCTGCTGCCCAAGCGGCTGCTGGATAGCGCCCAACGTCGATAGGTAGCCCTGCGCCGCGCCTTGCATATCAAGCTGGGGGGCCATGTTGCGCCCGATGGAACCTAGCTGCTGCTGTAGCACACCAAGATTAATCGCCATGGTTAGATGCTCCCCTGCCTGGGCGCGCCAAGCGTATTAAGCCGATAGCTAGTAGGCTCCACCGATTGCATCATGCCGCCCGCGTCGGGTGCGGCGTAGCTGGGTGCAACTGTCTTAGGTGCCGATGCGGGTCCGCCGAACGTCTGATTGAGATAACCCAAAAATGGCGTGGTCATCTGTGGGCCGGTAACGCTCTGGATATTGGACGCAAACGCCATCGGTCCAGCCGCCGCGCTCATGCCGCGAATGGCCCCCATATCGCCAAGGCTCTCTGCCTGCTGAGTAGCAACGCCAGTACGCGATTGGCTGGTCATATTCGCCGCGCCTTGGCCAGAGCCTAGCAGGGTAGTCCAACGCCCCATCTCATCTTGGATTGCCTGCCGCTGGTTAGCGTACTTATTAAGATAATCTTGGTAGCTAAACGCGCGGTCCTGCTGCATACGACCAAACGCGTTGCCGTAATCTTGGGCGGCAATATTACCGGCCTGCTGTTGCAACTCCTGCGCAAACGCGCCCGATCTCAAGCCTGGTCCACCCGCAGCGGCGCTAGCCTCTAGCTGCTGCCTCATCTGCTCCTGCTGATAGGCCATGCTAGGGTCTAGATAGCTCTCAACGCTAAACTGCGAGGCGTCAAACTCTCCCGGCTGGATCGATGCGGGCATGGTGGAGAGTTGCCCCAGCGCCGTCTCGCCCATGCGCATATAGGGGTCTTGGATTTTGCGCACGTCCTCATAGCCGCGTTGGCGCTCTGCCATCGCTTCGCGCTGACCCTGCAGCTGCATCCGCGCCATATCGCGCGTAGCCTGCGCTTGCTTGTTTGCTGCGATGATATTTCCGAGCGTTCCGAGCGCCGCGCCACCGGCTGCCAATGCCAAGGGTAGAGCCATTTTTACACCTCCAAAAGCGACATTGAGCCGCTGATAATCAAACCGTCTGGATAGCTACCATTGGGCAATGAGGCCACGCCATCGCGCACAATCACGCGCCCAATATAATTAGCGTTTTGAGAGACCATTAGCAACACACCCGACAGCGCCAGCGGGGCCACCGATTGATTGCGTGTCAACACCTCGATAACCGTTAAACTCCCACCCGATATACTAACGCCGGGTGCATACTCTAGCCACACGGTCGCCACGCGCCCGCAGGCGACCGCGCTAGCCTTGATCGGCGTCGCAGATATGCCGGAGGTAGTCACACTAGCAGATTGCCCCCAAACGCCTCCCATGGCGTCAGAGATTGCCGCGCCCCAATTCGCCGCGCCGTCCTCGCTCCAATCAGGGACGCGTATCATCGACCGCCCGCCATAACGCTAAACACTAAACGACCACCGGCGATCACGACCTGCACGGGATCTGATATAACCAAGCGCACCACAAGCGACCGCGACCGGCCAAGATTGCGCCACGCGACGCGCTGGGCATATCGACCGATGCGACCGAATGAACGCCAATGCTCGTTGCCCCACGTGTTGCCGCCGTCCTTGGATAGCTGCAACATCACCTGCGGGTTATCACCCTGGCCGGTCTGCAGGCCAACGCCGGCGCGAACGTCCAAATCGAACTCATCCACGCAAACCGTCTCCATACCCTGCCAGTAGTGTGGGGTCTGGTGGATGCGCTGGATTGGGATCGTCTGCATAGTTATCGGGTTAGTTGGATTGGCAGGCACAGTCGGTAACGCGCGACCGCTAAACTCTAGATGATACTCTGGGTCTAGCTCCAAGATAAACGGCCCGCGCGACGATCCCAGAAGGATGCCCGCTGCCGTCTGCGCCGCAAACGTGGGGCTCCATCGGTGCAGCTCATTGAGCAGCGGATCACGCGATGCCCGCTCATGCCATGCGTTTTCGGTCACATCGTAAACGATGGTTCGATCGCCCATTCCAAGCGTGAGGACGTAAAAAACGTGCCCACCCTGCTGATATGCCCATCCGATAGCGTCCGACGTATCGCCGACTTGGCTTAACAGATAATTGATTGCGTAGTTACTAATCGGCTGCGCTGAATATCCGCTGCTCATGTAAACGATATTCGATCCAGCCGCCGAACTGCCAAGCCAAAACACCGTCTCGCCAATCGAGGCTACGCTATCGGGAGCGCCGCAGCCGATATCGCCAGCCGAGCCGCCGACTAGCTGATAGGGGTATTTAGGATCAGCGGTCAACCGGCGCACCTCATAGCTACGCGGACCCCATAGCCATAGCTCATCACGCACCACGCGCAGGGTTGTAATCGGGTCTGCAAACGAGTCGGCCGAGTCCACGTTTAGGGCGCTCCATGTGCGCGGTCCCTCATCTCCGATATCGGACCAGCGGTAATCCTGCGAGTCGTCGGTGACAACAAAACGCTTGCCTAGGTACTCGACCTTTTGCGGGCTAGTAGTTTGCACGTTGAGAGCAAATATCGCGTTGTTATTTAGCTGCAACGCCCATGCGCTCGCGCCATCCACGACAACTAGATGCCACCCATTATCACGCATGGACACGCGTCCAACGCCAAAGCCGATAGGCAATCGGCGCGTGGTCACGCCGTTCATTGCGACCTCATAGACGCCATCACCTATAGCGGCGTAAAACACGCCAGTGGCCGTGTAATGCACGCCGCGCACCACAGACGACGACGATTGCCCGGTATCGGCAAATAACCGAATGCCCGGCGTGCCGATCAAAACGTTGTTGGCCTTACCTTCCGGCGCGGGCACTGACTCGGGGTAGAGATTGACCGTCCGGCACGCCGACACGTCTGGGCTCTGGTGCTGATAGGTCTGACAGACCAACGGAACCATAGGCATTTATACGCCCGCCCGGATGTCGAACCGTCCACGCGCGTAACGGCCAAGCGGGGCTAACCCCGTACCAAGCCGCGCGGGCTGATCGTTGACGCGCTTAATAATCGCCTTGCGCCGGATTGCCTCGCGCTCGATATCCGCAGTGTCGGGAATGTGAAACATCGGTGCCAAGATGCGCGCAAGATCCCATTGGATCGCAGGCGCATAGCCTGGGGGAAACGCCAAATCGGTATCCAACGCCAAACCTGTCATCTTAACCTGGTAGGTAACGCGCACCGTTAGAGCTGCCATTGGCGTTGGCAGCATGATAATGCTACCAGCTGGCGTTGTTGGATTATAGACAAACCGATTAGGTACTCCCTCAAGCGTGTCCACCACATTGTTCGCGTAATCCGAAACGCTCAACTCGCTTAGAGCGATCCAAGCCGAAGATCCAAGTCGCTGCAGGCCTGTGATGCTGATAGGACGATCGCTAACAATGTCGGCTCCAACATCGGGTCCGATGGTATAGACCGTTTGCCCGGCAGGCAATAGCGCCTCGACAAAACGCTCCGCGTAGGGCAAGAGCGTTTCGGCGTCCCATGTCTCTAGCAGGCTGTTGAGCTCAGCGAGACCGACCGCCGCCTCTTCGCTGGTTGGCACCTCCAGCGGGTCGGTTATCCGCGCCGTTCTGAGGGCCGCCGCTATTAGATCGTTTGCTTTCATCTGTGTCTCCGTTGTCAATCTTAATAGCGCTCTGCGGGCTCGCTAGGAACGGGCACGGCACGCCATCGCGGACGCGGAAAGACTCAACACCAGCGAGCTCTGCGGCGCTCTCGATCTGATGCTCCCAAGTAGTACCATCCTTGCGCCAAAGCAATACTTTCATGGCTTCTCCAAAAGTAAGGGCGGCAGCTTAATTGCCGCCGCCCTATTTACTCAATCAACAAACCGATTACTGCTCGATAAGGATCTTCGACGACCATTCGGGGCGCAAAGCAGCGGCCAAGAATAGAATGTCGAAGCGCTTGATATCCTCAGAGTCGGCCATGTCGAAACCAACCAACACGCGGGCGCTTAGATTGTCCATGCTAGCGTTCGATCCAACAGCGCCACCGGAGGGCAGGGCAAGGTCGGCGGTGGCCATTGTGAACGCGTCGCGATGGAAGGCGATGATCTGGCGATAGGTCTTGCTTGCAGTTCCAAGGAATACAACGCCATTTGTAGCAACAGGTAGCGCGCTAACGTTCTGCTCTGCTCCGGTGGCGTACATTACCTCATTGATAGTCACCGTTGCAGTGCCGGTAGCATCGCCATCAGCGCCAACGGTCTTATCTGCAACCACCGAAATCTGCTTGAGGAACCCAAGGTTCTTGCGGGTTTCGGGCTGCATGGCGTAGCTGTTGGCGAACGTGATAACGGCACCGGCAGGGATCACCTGACCATCAGTCAGACCAGCCAACAGAATGGTAGTCGCACCGGCCACATAGTTAGTGGACACGGTAACGCCTGCGATATCTGCGGGCAGGGTGATGGTGGGCAAACGATTGGATACGCCCCAGACGAAGCCGTTAGCCTCTCCAAGGGTGCCTTCGGCGAACGAGTCGCTTAGCTCCTTGGCTGGGTTAAAACGAACCTGGGCCTCGTTGACCAAGGCGGGCTCATCCAACGGCGACAGCATGAGGTAGCGATCACCTTCGGGGGCGTCGAACGCTCCCAGCTTGGCGCGCACCTTGAGCACGTCCAGCAGCTTGGCCGATGTGGTGCCCTCACCGATAACGGCGTTAGCGATGTAGGGAGCAACGGCGACAATCATGTCGCTCTCGACATCGGAGGCCACCTGCTTCATCACGGGCTCGATGAAGCGCATTTCGAGATCGTCCATATCAAGGGTCAGTTCAGCCGAGGTGAACTCAAACATGGCTCCACGCCACATATTGAGCTTGAGCGGAATCTCGCCTTCGTTGAACGCCTGTGTGCTCAGCGTCATCTTGTCGCCGGTATTGCGAGTACCGCCGGTAGTGATGACACGGGCAGGCTTGCGGACGCGCAGGGTATTGCCGATCTTGGCTCCCTTGCGGGCGTATTCGTCGTTGTACTGACGATTGATCCAGCCGGGGAAAAGAAGTTTGGAGTGCAGGACGGCGAGCGAACGCTTCGCAATCATCCCGGTAATTACTTTGATGCTATTTGCCATTTGGTTGTCTCCTAACGATGGCGGTTCTTCTGTATCTCGCGGTAGGCGCGCAGATAGGCGTCACCTTCCAGCTGCTCTAGGTTCTGCACCACGGGAGCGCTTCGGGAGCTAACCTTCGGCGTTGCAGGCGGCGCAGCGGGCACGGGTGCTGGCGCAGGAGGAGGTTGCACGGCGGCGGCTGGGCGGCTGGTCTCTAGCGACAATTCGGCGCGCAAGATCCATCGCTCAACATCCTTAGGGCTAACTGCATTCAGGTAGCGCAGCACCTCGGGGTTCCTCCCGATGTGATAGACGATATCGGCACCGGCTGGGGACTCAAGCAAGGCCGCGCGAACATGTGGTTGCACGGGGTCTTTAACTGAGTTCACAACAGCGTCGTAATCGCTATAGGTCGCCTTCGCCTGCGCTTCCTTCTCGCCCCATTCCGTAGCAACGGTTTCGGAGTAAGCGGCGTGCGCAGCCTGTGCGGCCTGCTCTACCTTGGGCAATTCTCTCTGTGCTAACGTCCTGTCAACGGTTGCTTCGAGATACTCGGCTTCCGTTGCATACGCCTCGCGTGGCTTCAAGGGCTTTTCTAGAGCCTCTCTAAGCCGTTGGTTTTCCTGCAAAGCAAGATTGAGTTTCTCCTGCGTCTCTGTGCGTTGCCGCGTGAGGCGTGCGAAACTCTTCTCAATGCCTACAGGGATGCGCTTATCCTCGCTCTTCGGCTCCGGCTTCGCAGGCTCCACCCCGTCGGGAGTAGCTACCAAATCGTTTCCGTCAAACTCGTCGCGCGCCTGCCCTTCGTTACTATCAATTGCCGCTCCAGCTACGGGTGGCAGTGTTGCCGTTGGCTGGTCGTTAGTTTGCTCGCTCATATAACCTCGTTGGGTTGCCGTGGGTTTAACCGCCCACGTTGCGGCGTACAATCACTAATAGCTAACCAATCAAACGCTAGGCACCTCAAACGCCACAGGGCCGGGTGCGGGTGGCGGCATCTGGCGCGGAATAACCGGAGGCGGCGCGCTAACGTCGATCAGCTTTAGCTGCGCCATCAGGGCGTTCTCGGCTTCCGCCGCAATCTCAGCCGACAAGCGACCATCTTGGCCAGCCTGCTTGATCTGCTCGACAGCTAACTTGGTTCGCGAGTCGATCATCGCCTTGGCGATATCTGTCTCTCTGTCCTTGCTGTTGTCGATGATCTGCGCCTGCAATTGCATGAGCAGGTTCTTGAGCTCATCAATCGCTTGGGCTTGCTGTCCAATCGTTGCATCTGCGGCGTCAAGCGCGGCCTTGGCCTCGCCGGACGGTACGCCCTGCTGCTCATCGCGTAGCTCTGCGGGTAGCATCTTTTCGAGCCGGTTCGCAATCTCGTTGGATCCGGGCGCGTCGGAGTTGCGCACGATGATATCCGCCATCGCAGGCATACGGTCGGGCATCGCTTGGCCAAGCGCAAGCATGGTGCTAACGCCATCACGCCGCGCCGATGCATAGCTAGGTCCGGCTCCGGCGTCGATATCGATATCACCCAAAGCATCGAAAACGCTTTTGAGGTCAATCTGGATCTCTTCGACTTCGCCGCGCTCGTTCTCGACCTCGACCCAACGGACGCCCTCGCCTTCGTTGCGCTGTAGATCCGTTACAACGCGCCCGGTCTGGGCAACGCTCATAGCTAGGTTTTGCGCATAATGCGCGGTAGCAATCTCGCTATCGGCGCTGCGCAAACCAACGGCAACGCCGGACTCTGCGCCAGCCTCCATGCGTCCCATCGCGTTGTCGCTGATACCTAGCGTGCGCGCCATATCCTGCAACGCCGCCATTCTGGCACCGATAAGCGGCTGCGTATTCGCTCCGGTATCTACGCGCTGTGGTGGCGATACGGCTTGCCCGTTGTAGCCCTCCGTGCGATATGTCAGGGTCGGCCGTGGGATTGCGTTGTTATTGTCCCACTCCTCTTCATGGCCCTCCTTCTGCCCCTCAGATAGCAGCCAAACAGAACGCGGCGCTTGGCCGACTACCTCAACCTCAGAGCTCAGATAGTAGTTGCCAACCTCGACCCAATCGCGGGTCCAATGCACTAATCCAGCCAGCTTGCGCTCTGGCAGATATACGCGATCACCTTGGACGGGGATGATAGGGATATATCGGCATTTAAGGTCTAGCTTCTCGACCAGCTCGTCGCCGATAAAATGATAGCACTCAACATAGTTTTCAGATGTCTCGCGCTGCTTGATAGCCTGCTGACCGTCTAACAGCTCCCAGGTATCAGTGCCATCGGCGAGCCGGTAGCGCGTGCGGGTGCGCGACGACTTGCGGTAATAAACCATCTCCCAGACGGTTTTGGGCTGCAGCTGATAACCCCAGCCGGTATAGATCGACGGCATCCCATCCGGGCATCCGCTTGGGTTTTCCGCGAACCGTCTTGCAGCCTCCATGGAGATAGGCTTAACCAATGCGCCCCACTCAGCATCTGAGCCGTCAACGGCCACGCTGCACGGATCTAGCACCACCCAAGATGGATCATCCACGGCGCTGATAGTTGGCTCTCTATCCATCGACTCAGCGTTTGGATAGTCCATTCCGACGTGGATATAGCCCAAGCCGGATTGGACCGCGAACGAATAGGCTAGCTCGTAAGCCTCGCTTGCACGGCTACGCGTCTCGCACCGGCGCACGGCACCTTTAACGATCTTGCTTGCCTGCTCGACAAGCTTCTGCGGGTCTTGGTCTTTGGGCAAACGTTTCGGCTTGACATCAATTGCGAACGGGTACATCCGCACCGGGTTGATAACGCGATTGATGTAGGGCCGCAATGCGTGCGTGACCAGCATAGGCCGTGCGGTATTGCCAGCTAGGTGGCCTCTGATCTGAGCCGCCTCATCGCTCCATTGGTCGCCAGAGGCGAACGCCATATCATCGCGGACGGCCTGCATCTGTGGCGACCAAAAAGCGTAGCCAGCCGATAGGTTAGCGCCCATCTCAGCGCGTTGGTCGTTGTCTAGCTCAATCATGCGGACCGCCAATCTGTAATAGCTCGTTGTTTGGTAGTAGCCTTTTTGGTCTCAGCTAGACCATGGCATAGACTCATCACGGCGGCGTCGATTACGTCCGGCGATTTGCCGCCACGCGCCTTGAGATCGTCTTTGGACTCTAGCACCATCTTTCCGTCAGTGCCGTGGAAAAAATGCACGTCAACGGCTTGCTTTAACCATTTAGGGTCGTTTGGAATGCGTGCGTGCGCTAACCAATCGCGGAAAGCAACGTAGCTATCTGCGCGCAGATTTCTGAACCCAACGCGGCGAGACGCGAACGCGCCGGAGTAGGGCACCACGCGCAGAGCAAGCCCCATGCGCTTGAGCTCATCAAATACGGGACCGCCCATGCCGGACGTATCCACGACGATAGCGGCACAGGCAAACTGCACGGCAATCTCTGCGGCGCGCTCGCGCACCTGCACGCCATCCCAGCCGTTATGCGTCTCCCAATGGATGATGTCGTTATCCTCTCGGATCACAAACGCGCTATCATCGTCGCCAAAACGAGCGACGTCAACGGCGAGCACGCGTGGACCATCGGACTTGACCGGCACGCGTTGTTGCGCCTCTAGCACAAGCGACGTTGGGATCAGTTGATTATCGGTCTGATCCATCGGCTTGCCAAGCCAGATATGATTGTAAGTACGCAAATCTGATCGCTTGCACGCTTCGGCCTCTGCTAGCGTCTCGGGAGAGCAAAACGGATTATCAGTATAGTTTATCTCAACGGTGGAAACATCTTCTCGCTTGCCTGTGCAGAACTCTTGCCAAACCGGGTCGGAGTCCGTTAGCGGGTTCCATGCGATCAGGAACTTCGATCCGGGCTTGCGTATTGTCGGGATGAGGACGGACCAGCTTTTCGCGCTAACCTGTTGGGCCTCATCCACGAAACAGATATCAACGCCCTCAAGCGATTTGATACGGTTCGCTGTATCTTCCTTGAGACCCTTAAACAGGATCTCCGTTCCGTTGGCACCGTAGATGCGCGTAGCTTCAACTGTGTAATGGTTAGCAAGATAAGGTTCTCGCGCTATCCAATCGCAGAACATTGTGTACGATGAGTCTTTGATAGAGTTCATCGTCTCGCGCATTCCGACGATTTTCAGCTTTTCGCGCACGCCGCGCACCAGTGGGTAGAGACCGAACGACCAGCTCTTAGCTGATGATCGCCCACCGTAGGCGCAAAGAAAGCGTGATTGCTGCGAAAGCAACCACGCCATCTTATCTGGTACGCGAACTAACTTACTTTTTGCCACCTTTGCCTTTGCCTTTAGCGCAAGCCATGATTATACCTCCTCTCCTTGGTTAGGGTTGTAAGACACGGGTGCAATGACCAAGGGAACAATAGCCTCGCCCTTAGATGTGACGTCAAGATTTTGGTCAACAACCTGAACATCACGCCACCCGAAACGCACTCCCATGTAGTATTTTAGGTGCTGCGCAGCCGCTCCTGTCTTGCTGTGCGTCTGCGAAAAATTCTCCCAATATGCCTCTGCAAATTGTTTGCCGAGTAACATTGCGTCGGCAAATTCGGCGTGTTTTTTAGCCCAAGTGTAGAGAGTATCCTTGTGCACACCGATTTCGCAAGCCGTTTGTATTACAGACTTACCTTCTTTAGCGCAGCTAATCAGTTTGTCAATAAACTTTGGATCATAGCTAGTAGGCTTACCCGGCTTTGCTTTGTAGTTATACTTTTTAGTCATTTGTTTGCCTTTGGATGGGCGCGCCTTGCTGCACCGTGCAGGGGCTAGAGTGAAATAGCCTTAATTCGCTTTGATAGCTCGCCGGAGCTACACAGGCGCGAGATCTGCGCCCACGATAGGCCTGATCGTTGGCTTAATTGGCTAATACCGGGCTCCACGCCGTCCTCATGGCAGAGGATGTAGGCGAGCATGAGCTGGGAGCAATCGTCATCCATGCCGGTTAGGTAGTTTCGCATGTCATCTAAGGCAATTGGATCGATCTCGGTTAACCCAATATAGTTGAACGGGTCGTCATCCTCCATGACCACCCGATCGCGCGGACCTAACCCAATTGGCTTATCGCGCATCTTGATGACCTCCTGCTTGACAAGCGTTCCGGCCCACCACGTCAGAGGAGCCCCTGCAGGGCTCCATGAGGCGATAACTCTTTCGAAGCAACTTCCTAACGCCGAAACCGCGATCGCGCCATCTACCCCCCTCAAAACGCCTGATACGGCCTGCTGGTAGATAATCTGCACCAACTCCTGCGCAATTTTGTCTCTGAGCCTGTTTTGCACCACCGGAGAGGAGGCGCGATAGGCGAGTATGAGCGTTTCGGCGGTGGTCTGCATGGGTTAACCTAATGTAGTAACCTATTGGGTGCAATATAAACACTTAATTGGGTAGTGTGACACTAAATCCAGTGTCACATCAAAAACGGCGTTTTTGGCGAAATTTCGCCAATCTAGTGACACCTGTGACACATAGTGACAGAAGTGCTCAGATTCCCCACATAGAGGGGGTATTTTATATATATAACGCGTACGCGCATAATGCGCGTATATATATATTCTTTTTTTAACCCCCTCATAAAGGATATTAGTGTCACATGTGTCACTATTCATCAATTTTTCCTTGTTTTTGTTGCAAAAACGCCAAAAAACGATGTGACACTAAAGCAAAAATGACACCCATAAAAGTGTCATTTAGTGTCACTATGTGTCACTATTTTCTAGTATTTTTCCTGAAATTCTAGTTTTTTGGGAGGGACTAGAAACCAGCGACCGGATCCGCTGCGTCGCGATGGCCCGCAATGTTTGGTGAGATATTTCCCTGCCTGGGTGGCGCTACCCCTGCTAGGATTTTGCAAACCGAGCTCTGCGAGTAGTCCTGTTGCAGATATTTTGCGCCATCCGGAACGCTCCATCGACCAGTCCAAATTGGACAGCATCAGCTCCTCAATCGGGTCGTGCTCCATGTAATCTGCGACGTGATTATTGAGATCTCCTAGCTCCTCAGTTGATAGCCACCATTGCGCTCCATCGCGGTAAAGTTTAAGAATTTGAGCCCAAAGCTGTTGCTGATTTATGTCATGCGCGTAGTCGATATGGAGGCATTCGATCACCCAAAAGCGCCTATTTCCGGTATCGTCCTTGAGAAATTGACGCTCATTTACGGAAGAGCAAAACACGGTTCTGCGCTGATATTCGCTTTCCATCCGATCATAAGGTCTGCGCACGCGGTCGGAGCAATTCGTCAGAAAAGCCTTTAGTCTATCAACGTCTTTTCGCATTGTGGAGCCCAATTCGCCTAGCTCCACAATCCAGTTAGTTATCGCGCCAACTATGTGATCCTTGTCTGCTGGGTCTAGGTGCATACCAGTGCGAATGTATTCTTGGCTCATCATATCGGGCAATAAGCGCCTAACCCACGACGTCTTTCCCATCGCCTGCTCGCCTTGCAGGACAAGCACCCCGTGGGCAGAGAACGGGCTTTTATCGTGCTGATATAGTGCTGCAACAGCCGAAACAGCCCACTTAAAAAGAAGCGTCCGTTTTAACGCCTCATTATTGCTGAGTATTGTATCGAAAAACGCTTCGAGACGGTCAACGCCGTCCCATGGGCTAGACTCAATCCAACGCGCAACTGGGTTGTGCGAGTTTTTATCTGCAATCGCTTTGATATAGTCGGGTAGCTTTTCGGAAGCGTAGCCGTTACGGCACGCTATCGAATTGATATGAGCTAGCGTAACGTTTGCGTAGTTATCAATCGAGAAAGACTCGCCTGGAATGTTTATCTCGACTGATTTTTTAATCACGTTGTAGCGAACCGTAACCTCGTAGTGCTCGAGAAGGAACTGACAATTCTCCAGTGTCCCCTTCGGCTTCCCGCGCTCGTTTAGGTCAAGCCATTTTTCGTTCGGCATTTGGCCACGGCGCATATAGTGCTCGATAGAGTACGGCTTAGCGGAGATAACAGGCAGCGGTGGAGCGCTGCGCACCTGCTTAGTGCAAAAACCACCCTCCTTGGCCATGGCGTATAGGGTGCCGATCTTAACGCCGTCCCCCCGGAATGAGCGCCAGTGCTGGTCGATCATTTGCGGCCCCTCGTACTTTGAGCCGTTAGCGGACCAAGCATCCCATAGGGTTAGGCCTCCATCGCCAAACTCAGAATGTAGCGCCATGCCGATGCGCAGCCAATCCGCATAGCCGATATCGGGATCGATATAGCGTAAGGCGTCCTCAGCGCGTGCGTACTCATCGGGGACAGCGACCACGGCGGGCGCGGCCTCGACCGGCGCGGGAGTCGCTAGGTTGGCGAGACTAAACAGCTCACCGGGGTTGTGGATAGCGATAGCGTCGTTGAGCCGGTCAGCGGGGGCGCTTGGGTAGTAAAAAATGCGAGCGGGGTCCTTGCAGGCCTTATCTGGCTTGTGAGGTATATGCGCATAGAGAGCTCCCCACAGGGATCGATAGAGATCTGGTGATATTGGAGCCTCGAACGGCACCACGGCGCGGAATTTTGGCACCTGGGCCGTATGTGAGTAGGTGGAGTAGATAACGTGCTCATAGTCGCCCAGGTACGCGCTAACGTCCTCGGGTCTGGTCCCATCGTCGTAATCGAGCACCAATGCGGAAACGGCGTCCACGTTATCGTTGCCGCGCGCCATGCGGTCTGGCTTATAGGCCACGCATGAAAACAACGGCGCATCGGATTTGCTGGCAAGCGCCGCGTGTTTAGTGAGCTTGCTAACCATATCGCCCCAGCCGATAGATAGCTGCTCTGGCGTTTTTGTTTTGACTGTGCGGAAGTTGGCGACGGGGAGTGTGAGAGTCATACGATACCAACCGCGTTGGGTTTTAATTGGATAATAAAGCCCAGGCAGAGTTCTGCGAATATGCTCATCTTGACCTCTAAAATAGTTTGCGCCCCCTAATAGGCGGACGGGCGCTGGAGAGCCACAAACCGATTAGGGAGCGCAAAAATTTTGTCTGATAGAATTCCAGCTCTGTCCAGACGTAGATTTAATGTATATTAAAATCCGTGAGCGGTCAAATCCTTTCCGCTCGTGGTAGCAGCAGGGCAGCCGTGATTGGCTGCCCTGCTGTTATCTACTTTTACCGTTGAGTCGGTCCTCGACCAGCATCGCATAGCCTGCTATGTCGTGCCATGAGTCTGCGTAGTCGGGATTTCCGTTTAGTATGCGCGCTATCTTATGCTGTATCATCTCTAGCGCCTCGCGCATATCGGGAGCCATGGACGGCCATTGCGGCGCGCTGCGCATGGTGGCGCTTAGTCGCTGCGACAGATCGGCATGGGTTAAAAACTTGCCGTAGGTCTTTCCGCGCTCTTCGAGCGTTGTGTTTATGTCGGTCATCTCACCCCCATCATATAGGCGATGTTGTTAGCCTCACAACTGGGGGCGAGCTCGTGAGCGTCCCAGGCCATGATAGCGCTCTCGGTGGTGCCATGGGCGCGTGTGCGCGCGCCGCAATCGGGGCAGATGATACGGCGGAACCCGCGCGTCTTATCCGCAATCGGTTTGGTGCCGCAGCTGCAATCGCGCATTATCCACCCCCTTCCGCGACGCGATCAGATCCCAGGCCCGCCGGAGGCGCGCGCGGAATGAGAAGTTAAGCGCCACCCCGCGA